GCGCTCCATGTAAAGGTTTCCACTCGTTATCTCCCGTTCATGGAGCGCCAGATCTGGCCGCCTGGCCGCAGATCCTGACTCACCAGTTGGCGGTATCGCTGCTCTACAAATCGACCGATATCAGCGCCGAACTGCTGATAACTGCTATCCGTAGCCGAGACATCGACACCACCACCGCCACTGACATTGACCTCAACATGCACACCGCCGCCGCGGGCGAGCCCATCTAGTTTGGCCCGGACACCGAGAGAGCCATCAGAACCACGAGCCAGCGGCATGATGGCTTCCGGGCCCGCCTCGCCCATGATGCCCAAGCCGTTTGCCATGCCAAACGCAGTCGGCGAGCTCACCACGCCGCCCTTGGCGAAGAACTGAACTCCACCGGCCCAGGCGCCGCCCTTGGCTTGTGCGGTTACCCAGTTGGCGAAATCCGCGCCGGTGTAGTCTCCCGCTGTTGCTCCGGCACTGGCGCCGGAAAACAGACCGCCGAGGGCGGAAACGCCGATACCCAGAAGGCCGGTCATTGCCTGCCGGGCCGCTATCCGAGCCATGTCTGATAGCACCGAATTGGCGAAGTCTGAGAACGACGCTTTGCCAGTGGTTACAAAATTGACCAGGGAGTCCTCCATGTTGCTGAACGCACTGGTGAACAGACGGTCAGTTTGACTGGCGATATCGGCGGCGGAGTCCCGGTAGTTTTCCAGGGCCCGTACGGCTCCATTGGTCCAGTCGCGCTGCGCCCGCTCTTTTTCGCGCGCGCTTTCCTGCACGATCTGGATTTCATCGGCCTCAGCACGGCGCAACGCCTCCAGACGCTCCCGATAACTGGTGTCATCCAGGGCATCCGGCCCCCGCTGGGCCTCAGCCAGACGCCGGCGCTGCCGGGCGTACTCCTGCTGGATTGCATTGACCTCCTGCATTTCCTTGCGGAGCCGGTCGCCCATGCCAATCCCGGCCACATCCAAGGCCCGGGCATTTCGGCGGGTCGCAACCTGCTCTTCCAGTGCAGCAACATACTGCAGTTGCTGATAGCGCTGGCGCTCGACTTCCTTGAGCTTTTTCTCTGCCTCTTCCTCTTCCTTTTTGGCAACAACCGACTTCTCATGGGCGTAGATCCTGTCGTATGCCGCATTGATTGCGTCAATCTGATCCTTAGTTGCCCGCTTGTCCTTGGCCTCCTTGAGATCAGCCTGCCGGTTGTATTCGATCATCTGCAGGGTGGTCAGCCCTACGGTCTCAGACTGAACCTTCAGCTTGTCGACCATTTGAGAAATGGCGCCACCAGCCTCTTCGTTCAGCGCGGCTGACAGATCAGTCAGTACCTTCTTCAGGTACTCGGTGCGCTCAGCAGCTGTTCTGGCTCCGTCAAAATACTGGGCCAGATTGGCAACCAGCCCCTGCAGCTCTTTACTGTTTGCACCCACCGAGGTCGACGTTTCGGAGACCACGGTTTCCAGCGCCCGGAAATTCTCAACCGTGGGGTTGGCATCCAGCGTCCGCATCGCAGTGAATATTTGAGCTGCCGCCTTGCGCCCTTCATCTCCCACCAAGCCAAAGGAGCTGCGAATACTGTCAATTGCCTGACCGAAGTTCCGGGCATCGAAATAGTCGGATAGATCTGATAAACCCGGCGTATCGACAGCCTCGTCCAGAGCATCCCGAATCCCTCGGGCTGCGCTCCTGGCCGCGTCCTCGGCGGCAGCCATGGCGGACACGATCCTCGCCCGGGCGGCAACCTCGCTCTCCTTCGCCAGATCCCTGATCTCCTTGGTCAGGGTCTGGATGCCATCCGTTTCAGACGTTACCCGATCCAGGCGCTCCATCGACGCCACCAGGGCGTCCGTGGCTTTCTCCCCTTCGCCCATCGAGCGAACCAGGTATCCTGCCACCGCACCGCCAATAGCTAGCACCGCACCCAGCACCGCACCGCCTGGGCCAAAGAATCCGGCCAATTGGGAGCCCTGCTGAGTGAACGCAACCAGGGCGCTTTGACCGGATGCCACCTGGACCGCGAAGTCCCCGATCTGGTAACCAGCCGCCTGAACCGCGCCCCCCATCCGGAAGCTGCCTGCCGTGGCCACCTTGGTAGCGGCATCCAGCCGTTGCATGTCGGCGTTATACTGCGCCAATGTGATCGCGCCACGATCCAGCTCCCGCTTGAGCACAGCGGATGCCCTGGTGAATCGCTCTTGGGCGGCAAACGCAGGATCAATTGAGCTTTTGATATTCCGATACTCGCGCTCCATTTTCTTGGCGGAACGCTCGGCTTGATCCATGCCCTGAGTGAACGACCCTGTCTTGGCCACCAGGTCGATGGTCAGCGTACCCAAACTTTTAGTAGACATGCGTTTCTCCAGGCCGGCCTAGCCCCACTGCCTCATCGCCTCTTCCAGTGTTAAATCAGGCCTGTCGTGGTGGGGGGCGAAGTCGTACAGATCAAATGGCGGGGCGCCTTCCGCGCGGTGTGTATTACCGTACATCGTGGCCAGCAGTGCTATCGCGCTCTCCACGCGCATACCAACATTGAGCGACCCGCGCCGGGCGCGATACGCTCTCCACAGACGGTACTCCGCATAGCTGAGCCGAGATTGGGCCTCGGCGATGGTGCGGCCGCCGATTCCATTCAGCACTAGCTCGCACCAGACCTCGTCTTCCTCGGTCAGCTCCGGCTCTTTCCCAGGCCGCTCGCTTCCCCGATAGCTTCCAGCAAGGCAAACGTCAGATCTTCATCAAGAGGGCCGCGAGCCGGGTCGGCCTCGCCGGTAATATCCTCAACCGTGAACACGGGGGTTCCATCCTGTTGGAAAATGCATGCCGCAATCCGGCTTGCCAGCACGTCCTTGTTGTCTCTGCGAGCGCTAACTTCAGCAACGGCGGAGAAATAAGACAGCGGGCGCACATACACCGTCGCCTTCTTGCCTCGCCATGTAATTTCCTTCTCAACCAGGGCGCCAACAAAGGCGCCCTGCTCTGCAAGAGATTGCACAGATAACTGCATTCGTTAGGCTCCTTTCTTAACCCAAGCGCCCGGGCCAGAGCGCTGAATGGAAACAGCGGTTTTAACCACGGTGTTGGTCTGGAAGTCGAAGGGGAAGTCCATCACGTTGCCGTCGAACAAAAACCAGGTGCGGGTGGCAGGTAGCTCAAAATCGTCACCATCTTGGTTGACCGTGGGAGCGATCCCATAGCCATCAGACCAGCCCGCCACGAACTTGATTTCGTCGTAGACCTCATCGTCAGAGGAGGCCATCTCATACAGCCGGAGATGGGACTCTACTCGCGGGTCGGCATCCACGGTGAAGCTCGCCTGGCCCGGCGTGCGCATGCCCTTCATGTATTCCCGCGTGGTTTTGTCCAGGTGCTCGAGTACGATCTGGTCGGCTGGGTTGCCGCCGCCGTTGAAGTTGCTGATTTGCTTGATCTCCAGCACTTCCATCACGCTCGGATCATCTTTTGATGGCACCAGTGCATAAAGCTGGGTGCCTTGGGTTTTCACTGCCATGGTGTGTCTCCTGCAGGAACAAAAAAGCCCGCACAAGGCGGGCTGGTTGGGATCTCAGACTTAGCGCTCCACGCGCCAATCAACGTCGAATGAGTAACGGTAACTGCCGGTCTCGGGATCTCGGGATGTGCCACCAAGCCGGGTGATATAGGCATGAGGCTCGATAGCCCCTCTCAGGGCACTAGCGACCTCACTCACTTGGCCGGCCGACTTCGCATAAACGTCGACCTGGATGAAAACCCCATCCATATTGGGCCGGTCTGCTAGATAGTTGTGGGGCTGCCCAGTGATCTGTTGCCACACAGCATAGGGATAGGCGGTACCCTGCTCTGCCTCAGCCTCGAACAAACGAACGATGCCATCGGAGCCGAGCAAATGGGCTCTCACCTGGGGGTCAGCGGAGCAGATTCTGAATACTGGCGCCATAGCTATCTCACCGCTGATTTACTGGCCCGTTTAATGGCTCGGTCCAGGGCCTTTTCGTACTCGGTCACAAAGGTATTAATGGCGGCATGCATTGCCTGGTCTGCCGCCGGACGCAAATACGGCTGGGCTCTGGATTTCTCCGTGCCCAGCTCCACCAGCATCGCGTGAGGCGTCGCCCCACCTTTCCCTGTATCAGGGTTGCCGCGCATCATCTGCCGAACGGAGCCCGTCAGCACACCGATCCGGAACGATAAATCGCCCGTGTTCTTGAAGCGCCTGCTCCCCCAGCGCTCCGCGATGTTGTCCGCAATGACCCGGCCGGTTTCCGGGTCGTCGATCCGCTCGGCGTTCCGCTTCGCCTGGTCGCGGATCACCTGGGCAGCCTTGCGCAACGCAAAACGCCCGCCCCGGTACCTCACGTCGTGCTTGACGGCGTCCAGCTTGCCCAGCAGGGAGTCCAGGCCCGTAAGGCTAAACTGGACACCGTCAGACATAGACCACCTCGACCTTGCCTCGATAGCGCTTTGACAACAGACGCTTCCGCCACTTATCAACTTTGAAAGGAGCCCGATAACAGTCTGCTATGCCGCGCTTCGTGTCTGCGTAGAAGCACTTTTCAACTTCCTTGCCGTTCACCATAACCTTGCGAATCCCTCGCCCGTCACCGGGGGTATGGATGTGATCTGCATTCTTAGCCATCAATCAAACTCCCATCCATATACCGCGGCGCCCCTTGGTCAGCTTTAACCTCCCGAACGCCTCCATCGATGTACTGGATAATCACCGGCTCAGGATCTGCGCCCTGCTCTTCTGCGAGCGCGGAGATTAACAGGCGGTTGGTATCAACCAGCTCTTCCAGTAGCTCGATGATGCGGTCTAGTTTGTCAGCCATCATTCACGCCCTCACTGCAGGGCAGAGTCAGCCACTCGCGCCCGGATTTGTTGTCAGGCAAGACGCCTTCAATGTTGTAGACGCGCCCATCATGCAGAATCCGCATACTGGCATCGACGCCGGAGCGATAGCGGATGACTATA